AGTTCAAGTAGGCACGGTCACGATAGTTACAACGTAGGAGTGATAACATGGAAAAAGAATCTAAAAGTGATATTAAACAAGACAAAAAGCTCATCAAAAAAGCTTTTTCAATGCACGACAAGCAAGAGCATCCCGGCAAGCACACCAATCTGTCCAAGCTCAAAAAAGGCGGCCCGACAGGTAAAGATATGCGTGCTGTTGGACGTAACATGGCCCGTGCCAAAAACCAAAGAGGTGGTTAAATGAAAAACTATCCAAGTGCGGTAGCAGCATTAAAGGCTGCCGAAAAACGCGGAGATAAAGAATTTAAAGTTAAATTCATGGATAAAAAAGAGTCTGCCAAAATGGCTAAAAACAATCGTCCTGCGTCTGAGTACGCTCCTCCCCACGACATGAAAGGCCGTAAAGTTGGCCTAGAAGACGCGGGCACAGCGCCTGAGTTTGAGAAGAAAAAGAACTGGGTACCTTTGATGGGTGTGTCCATTACGATGGATGGCCGCGTTGAGACTGAAGGTATCAAGATTCGCGGTACAGGTGCAGCAGAGCGCGGTGTTATGGCTAGAGGCCCAATGGCATGAACTACGCACAGCTTACTCAATTAATACAGGATTACACACAAAACTACGAGACTACTTTCGTAGCGGATATTCCTACGTTCATTGAGCAGGCTGAACAGCGTGTTTTTAATTCGGTTCAGTTTCCATCACTACGCAAAAATGTAAATGGTGTGCTTACGCCTAATAACCCTTATCTGGCTTGTCCTACTGACTTTTTGGCGCCGTACTCTTTAGCCATTTATGAAAACGTGAGTCCTACAGCAACAGGGACTGCGGGTGCGTACACCATCACGGTTAATAGTGCAACAAACATCACACCCGGTCAAATTGTCTCAGGAACTGGGATTGCCTCGGGGGCTACTGTTGTTGGTATTAATGGGCTTGTAATTACACTTAATTTACCCAATACCGCGACTGTATCCGGTACTATGACGTTTACGGGTAATTACGCATATCTTTTGAACAAAGACGTGAATTTTATTCGCGAAGTATACACAAACCCTGTTGCCTACGGCACACCACAGTACTACGCCTTATTTGGGCCAACGGTAGCCAGTAGCACAGTAACCAACTATTTGTCTTTCATTGTGGGCCCTACGCCCGACACCAATTACAATGCGGAACTTCATTACTATTATTACCCAGTTTCAATCACCCAATCTTCGGATGGTACTTCTTGGCTTGGGAATAATTTTGACACCGTTCTTCTTTACGGTTCTCTTGTTGAAGCTTATACCTTTATGAAGGGTGAGCAGGATATGTTTACTATATACAATCAAAAATACACAGAAGCATTGGCATTGGCTAAACGTCTTGGTGATGGTATGGAGCGTCAGGATGCGTACCGTAATGGTCAGTATAGGCAGAAAGTAACATGAGCTTAGTTCAAACGGCCACTACCAGTTTTAAAGTCCAACTGGCTCAAGGTTTACATAACTTTGGGCCTACTAGCCCCAACACGTTTTACATTGCTTTATTTACTGCAAATGCAACTTTGAATGCGGCTACTACGCAGTATTCCACTAGTTTAGTTGGAGAAGTGACGGGTACGGGGTACACACAAGGTGGCCAATTGTTAACAATTACGACAACACCAACATCGGGATCAACGGGCGGAACAGTTGCCTATTGGTCATTTGCAAATGTTGTATGGAGCCCCGCCGCATTTACAACACGGGGCGCTTTGATTTACAATGCAAGTCAAGGTAATGCATCTGTGGCAATTTTGGATTTTGGCGGGGATAAAACCTGCATTAATTCATTTACAGTGCAATTTCCAGCCGCTAACAATACAAACGCAATTTTAAGGATAGCATAATGGCATTTGTTACAACAACTAAAGGGATTATGGACGATTCTCTTCTTGAAAAAAAGGAAGGAATAGTTGATAATGAGGATGAATACACAACTTGGGTTGAGTATTGGTTAGATGGGGAAATGGTGCACCGATCTGCACACGTAACTTTAAAGAAAGCGCTAATGCTTGGCGCTGTAACAGCAGCTTTTGAATAAGGAGATTTATTATGGCCAATACACAATCAATGTGCACTTCATTTATGCAGCAGCTAATGACTGCGGGGCATAATTTTACAACTAGTACAGGCAACACTTTTAAAGCTGCTTTATATCTAGCCTCAGCCACACTGAATGCGGGTACTACCGCATACACAACAACGGGTGAGGTAACAGGTACTGGATATACAGCCGGAGGTATTACTGTAACAAACGGTACTTCACCAGCATCTACCAATACTTCCGCCACGGCTGGCGTAGCTTATTGGACACCCTCGGCCTCATTAGTTTACTCTAGCGTAACACTAACTACTGCGTTTGATACGGTATTAATTTATAACTCAACCAATTCAAATACCGCTGTTAGTGTTCATACGTTTGGATCACAAACTATTACGGCTGGTACTTTTACGTTAACAATGCCAAGCAATACAACGACAACTGCCCTACTGCGCTTGGCAACTACCTAATAGGTGACCTATGTCCTTTGGATGGGGCAGTGGCACTTGGGGTAATGGCACTTGGGGTTATGGTGGCCTTGCCCTAACAGGAGTACCTGCTTCCGCTGCAGTTGGTACTGCTTCGCCTAATCTAACGCTTGCAATATCGGGCGTAGCTGCAGTCGGCAATATAGGCACGGTTACTGTAACAGAAACAAGCAATGTTGCGCTATCCGGAGTTAATTCTTCTGGTAGTGTAAGTAGTCAAACTCCCAACTTAACTTGTGCATTATCCGGGGTTAATTCTTCTGGTAGTGTAGGCACTGTTTTATATTCCCCATCCATTACTGGAGTTAATTCTTCTGGTAATACAGGTAATCAAACCCCCAACCTAAGTATTGCGCTATCCGGAGTTAATTCTTCTGGTAATGTAGGGTCAATTAATTATTCCCAAACACTTTCTGGTGTTTTTGAAAATGGGGCTGTTGGGTCAGTTACCAGCAATATAGCCATTAGTTTAGTAGGCGTTAATGCGTCAGGAGCGGTTACATCTCCGACAGTCAATATTACAATAGCCCTATCTAGTGTAGGGGCAAGTGGTAGCATAGGTTCTGTACTGGTCAGCAATACTGCAGCGCTATCCGGTGTTTTAACAAATGGATTTACGGGCACTATTACTGGCTTACCGTCGGCTAATATCTCTGGAGTTTCTGGGGTCGGCGCAGCGGGTCAGATGGTGGCTCAAAATACCGATGGGGATACAGGGGTTGTAACAATTGGTTCCCCCGGCTCAGTCGGCGCAAATTTAACGCTTTCAATTTCAGGTGTTGGAGCTTTTGGCGCAGTTAACTCAATTACGATTGAGATAGATGGGGTTTTGTCTGGTAATAGTATTTTAGGTCAAGTTGGGTCATTATCTGTTCCGCTTAAAGGAAATTCTGCTAACGGCGACGTTGGAACTATTGTATATACGTTAACTTTTGGTTTGACGGGGGTTGGTTCAACTGGCACAGTTGGCACAGTGACAATGACAGACAGGGGCGCTACATTAACAGGTGTAGCAACAGTTGGGCAAGTCGGTAATTTAACAGCAATTTATTGGAGTTTGATTGATGATAGCCAAACCCCCAACTGGAGTAATATTGATGATTCAGAATCGGCAAATTGGCAATTAATTAATGACAATCAAACTCCTTTATGGCAGAATACTAATGACGCGCAAACTCCCGGATGGTCTACAATTGATGATTCTGAATCCGCAAATTGGGTATTAGTTACAGGATAAAACCATGACAATCAATTACACAACGAATTTGAGCTTGGCCGAGCCGGTCACGGGAACTGAATCAGGTACTTGGGGCGACGATGTAAACAACGGATTAACATCTTATCTTGACATTGCAATTGCGGGTACTTTAGCGCTTACATCAGCATCATTTACGGCAAATGCATTAACGCTTGCAAATACAACAGGTTCAAGCGCGGGTACGGGGATTGTTACCACAACGGCGCAATACTATATTTTAAAAATTAGTTCTTTAACCGCAGCTGTTACTATTACCGCCCCGTCTTCTAGCAAAACGTATGTAGTTATTAATGCCGACTCTACTTATTCGGTCACTGTCAAAGCATCAGGTCAAACGGGTGTAACGATTGTGGCAGGAGAACGTGCTTTTATTGCGTTTAATGGAACCGACTATATTAGATTAAGTTCTACGCTTATTACAAATTACACAGGTATATTGACTGGAACCAACGGCGGTACAGGCGTAAATAATGGATCAAACACCATAACAGTAGCCGGAAACTTATCCCATGCAGGCGCTTTTGCCCAAACTTTTACTGCAACGGCTGCAACCAACGTTACTCTACCTGCTGGCACCTCAAGTAACTATGTAATTTCTTCGGCAACGCAATTAGCTACAAATCCTGTATCTGGCACCCCTTCAAGCACAACGTATCTAAGAGGTGATGGTACTTGGGCAACAATATCGGGTGGCACAGTATCTTCAGTTTCAGTCGTGTCTGCGAATGGATTTTCTGGAACTGTAGCCACAGCAACAACGACACCTGCAATCACCCTAACAACTTCAATTTCTGGTGTTTTAAAAGGTAGCTCCTCAGCGCTTGCTGCGGCCACGGCGGGCACTGATTTTGTTGCTCCGGGTACGGCAACCACTTTTACAGCAACACAAACATTTAACGGATCCACAAGCACATTTGGAACTGTTTTACTCAATACCGCAGAAACCACAACAGTATCTGCAACCGCTGCAACAGGAACAATTAATTTTTATATCAACAGCCAATCTGTGTTGTATTACACAAGCAATGCATCTGCCAACTGGACGCTGAACGTGGCTTTTAGCTCTGGCACATCATTGAATACAGCTATGTCTACGGGGCAAACTGTCACGATTGCTTTTTTGGTTACGCAAGGCACAACTGCTTACTACGAAAGTGTTTTTCAAATTGATGGAACAACGGTAACACCAAAATGGCAGGGTGGATCTGCACCAACAAAAGGCAATGCATCGGGTATTGACGTTTATACTTACACTATTACTAAAACGGCCAGTGCAACTTACACAGTTTTAGCCACACAGACGCAGTTTGCATAAGGAATTAATATGCCAACAATAATTACTAGAGGTAATGCTACTGCTGATGGTTATGGTTTTGGGTTATTAAGTACAGGAGCATCTGGACTTATAGGTGAATATATATTAGCTTCAGCGCCAAGCTACAGTATAATGCCTTTTTCAAATACAGGATTTATTACGACGGGTACCAACACAACAGCCAGCGCATATGAAATTTTTAATTCTTCTGGTTCTATGACGTACTATGGTAATTCGACGGATTCTAACACATTCGCACAAAGCTCCAAAGTAGATTCAAGTGGTAATTATTATGTAGCAGGTATAAGCGGTAGCTATAGTCCTTATGCATATATAACAAAATTTAATTCTAGTAATAGTACAGTTTGGAATAAATCTAGCACAGCTCTATATGGCGGTGGCGCAAGTATATTGCCAAATAGTATAGCTGTTGATTCATCTTCAAATGTTTTTCTTTGTGGCGGATTTAATGATGGAACAACATCGTACGGTTTTATAACAAAATTTAATTCTTCTGGAACACAGCAATGGCAAAAATCATACTATGTAGGATCTGCAACCGCTTTTAACAACAACCAATTGGTATTAGATACATCGTCTAATGTCTATATAATGGGAAACCAAAACTCCAACGTTCAATTTATTGTTGCATACAATACAAGCGGCACACTATTATGGAGTTATGTAATTGCAATTACTGGAACTACACTTGTTAACATTAATAACATTGGAATTGATAGTTCTAATAATTTATATATATCAGGTATTTATAAAATAAGTGGTGTTTCTTATCCAGTTTTAATTAAATTAAATTCATCGGGAACGGTGCAATGGTGTGTGCAACTAGCCTTGAGTACAACTCACTCAAATCTTTTAAATTTTGGTTTGGCGGTAGACAGTTCTGGAAATTCATATGTAACCTGTTCTTATAATACTACGAGTAATTTAAATTATATTATTAAAGTAGACAATACTGGTAGCGTTGTTTGGGCAAGAACAATTATGATAACATCCACTTACAATTATAATGGTTTAATTTTAAATGCTATTAGTATTGACAATAAAGGATCATACTATTTAACAGGTCAAATTTACCCCGGAGCAAGTGGCTTTACTCCATTTTTTGCGAGATTACCAACGGACGGATCTAAAACTGGAAGTCAAACTTTTAATAGTATAACTGTTGCGTATCTTTCAACAACTGTAACTGCATCGGCTCAAGCATACAGCTCAACATCTACTTCGCCAGTTGGATCTGGAAACATAAGTTTTGGAAGTTATGGAAATTCGTGGTCAAGTGCATCAACTCTTACAAGTTATGTATCTATTTTTTAAGGATCAATCATGTACGCAAAAATAAACGGAACCACACTTATAACTTATCCCTACTCATTGGCTCAGTTTTTAGAGGATAACCCCTATACCAACTACAAAAATGATGCAGATATTTTTCAATTGTTCCCAGAAACTGATTTAGGGAAACAAGGATTTTCTGTTGTTAACGTTGTAAATACTGTGCCTCCAAATGCCACTTACGAACAAAATGTCATTGAAAAACCGCCTATTTTAATTAATGATGTATGGACTCAAGTTTGGGAAGTAGTCCAAGCAAGCGCGGATGAAATTTTAGAAAGAACAACAGAGCAAGCTAATAATATTCGCAGCTTTAGAAATTCTAAATTATTTAAATCTGATTGGACTCAGTTATCTGATACACCATTAACAAACAAATCCGAATGGGTTGTATACAGACAAGCACTTAGAGATTTGACCAAAGAATCAGGTTTTCCTTGGAATATAACGTGGCCCACTGATCCAACGGGAGTGAAATAATGGCAACAAAATGGATTCAAAAAGCTATCAAGAAACCCGGTGCTTTGCGTAAAGAGCTGGGCGTCAAAGAAGGCAAAACGATTCCTGCAAAGAAACTAGCCGCCGCCGCAAAAAAACCCGGGAAACTGGGGCAGCGAGCCCGTTTGGCCGAAACGCTCAAGGGCTTTAAGAAGTAATGGATCCAATCACCATCTTTGCGGCGTGTAAAGCGGCTCATGCTGGAATCCGTGAGTGCATTGATCTCTATCAAGACTTTAAGCGGGACGGCAAAGATGTTGGAGACATTGTTACGAGCATTGGTGGCCATCTGGGTGCATTTTTCACCCATCAAGAGTCGTTCAAGGAAGCTCAAAAAATTGCGTCAACAGATGGATCAATATCGAAAAGCCGCGACAAATCCATAAACGAAGAGGCAATGGACAGAATATTGCGCCAACAGCAGTTGGAGCAGATGGAGACTGAGTTAAGAGAAATGATCATTTATCAGGTCGGAATGCCCGGTCTCTGGGAAAAGTTTACCAGGATGCGCGAAGTCGTAAAAAAAGAGCGAGAAAAGATCGAGCGTGAACAAAAAAAGCTCTTGAGTTGGCGGCACTTAAACGTCGTCAGTTCATTGATAAGTGGAAGATTCGAGCGGCGCTGGCAACAGGTATTTTCACATGGCTTTTTGTTTTTGCCGTGTTGATGTATGGTATCCACATAGACTACCAAAAGAGCAAAGGTATTATTGAATGAAAAACATAATTATTCTTTGTTTTTTAATGTTTTTGTGCAGTTGTAATGATAATTTTCGTTATTTGTGCCAAGACCCAGATCACTTCAATGACAAAGAGTGCGTGCATCCTAGATGCGAATTTAGTCAAACTTGTCCAGAATATTTAACAGCGCCAGTGAAATGAAGTACACCGATGAAGAAATCGTTACCCGTGTTTGGGCTATTGTGGTGCTTGCTATCACTGCCATTCTATTTTTCATTGTTGTCGCTTTACTTTATTCAGTCACTTTTGTGGTTCAGCCTATCAAAGCTATGGCCCCGATTGACCAAGCGTATACAAAGATGCTCAACGACATCGTCCTTCTATTGGTGGGCGCTATTGGGGGTGTTGCGGGCAAGAAAGTAGCGGGGGGTGTAGCAGGTACCATTGGAGCAATCAAACAAGCCACGACACCTCAAATGCCCCCTTGCTACCCCGTGTATCCGCAACCTATGGGTTCTAGTTTTGGGGTAATGCCACAACCTATGAGTACACAATTTCAGAATTGGACACCGCCCCCACCGCCTTCAGGCCCACCCGTCTTGGAAGATGACGAGGAAAGACTTAGAATGGCGCATGCGAGGGCTAGCGTAAATGTTTAGTTTTCTTAATCCTTGGTTAATTATTGGCGCCATATGCGCCGTTTTAGGAGTATATTTTTATGGACACCATACTGGCTATGAGCAACGCGTTGCAGAAGATCAGGCAGAAATTATCAGACTTAATGAACAAGCCCGGGCAAAAGAAGCAGAGTTAGACATCAAAGTAAAAAATTTGAGTAGTTCACTCCGAAAGGCAACTAATGCGATTAATTCAAACAAAGCTAGCCTTAATGCTCGTGCTGATGCTGGTGAGCTGCGCCTCCCCTCCAGTTGTCCCGTACAAGCCGATTCAAGTGCCGCCACTAGCGGAGGAACTCCAACCCCTCCAAGCGAATCTGAGCGAGAGACTGTTAAAGCTCTTATCGCCATCGCAGCAGACGGAGACACAGCCATCACCAAACTCAACGCCTGCATCGACCAGTACAATGAAGTGAAGAAGACTGTGAATGAGGGCGTTAAGTAATGATTTCAACAGAAAAACTGCAAAAACTAGGGTTAGAGGCACATTGGTCAGAGCCTTTAACAACAACCTTCACTTCTTTTGGAATTGACGATGTTAAAAAGCAGGCAGCTTTTATCGGACAGTGCTCTCACGAGTGCAACCGTTTCAAGACACTGGAAGAAAACCTCAACTACCGTCCAGAGACCCTTCAAAAACTCTTTGGACATAAATTCAAGCCAGAAGAATTTGCCATTTACGCTCACAATCCAGAGAAAATTGCCAATCGGATTTATGCAAACAGAATGGGAAATCGGGATGAATCCTCTGGAGACGGATGGAAATTCCACGGGCGTGGATGTATACAGTTGACTGGCCACGATAACTACTGGCACTTCGGTCAAGCAGTCAATCAAGATTTTGTAAAAGGTGATCCTAGCCTAGTGGCAACCCCCATGTACGCCGCCTTGTCTGCTGGGTGGTTCTGGAAGACCCACGGATGCAATGAATTAGCCGAAGCCCAGAACTGGGAGGGCTTAACAAAACGTATTAATGGTGGTATATTTGGGCTTGAGGAACGCATCAAACTGACTCAACACGCGCTTGCCGTTCTGGGCGCTTAACTGCACACGTGTATGCCACTCATTAAGCCTACGTTCAGACCCGGCGTCAACAGAGAAAACACCCGTTAT